TGTGCCTTTGTTGCCGTCGTTGACAACTCCGAGGACGACCCAGCGCACCCTAAAATCCTCATGCCATTTACTGCAGAGGAAGCCACCGGCGAAATCAACCAGACGACCGGCTTGCTAAACGTTGGTCTAGCCGTTACTCGCTGGGCAAAGCCACAGCCAAGCATTACACAGCCCTCGCGCCGCGTACGCTTCGCTCCTGCAGACTTCATTGTATTTACCAGGAACTTTACTGCTATATTTGAAAACCGAGCGCTATCATTCATCGTCGACAACCCAACCGGACGTTGTTTGCTACTGCCTATGACGCACCGCGCCAGCGCCCGCCAGCCTCTTGGTAAATCACGCCTTACTAAAACCGCCCGCCGGATCATCCAGGAAGTCGGACGCCAAAAGCGCCGCGAGGAAATTGCCGAGGAGTTCTACTCACTGCCACAACGCTACATTACCGGGCTTGCTGAAGGCGCTAAAAAAGACCCTAAGCTAGACAGCTCAATCGGTATCGTATGGGCAATCCCTAAAGACGAAGAGGGCAACGCGCCAACTGTCGGTCAACTCCAACAGATGTCAATCGACGGCTTCATTGGTGCGAAAAAAGACAAGGCGCGCGACTTCTGTGCGGAGACAGCGCTTACACTCCGCAACCTCGGTTATGAAACCGGCAACCCAACCAGCGCCGAGAGCCTATCGGCTATGTCGGACGACCTCTTGCTTGAGGCTACAAACTGGCAGGACGAGCTGGGCAACCAGATCAAGAATATCGCTATTACTCTCCGTATGAGCATCGACGGTATTAGTGACGTGCCGGATGCAATGAACGAGCTAGTGCCAGCCTGGAAGCCTATATTCCAAATGGACGTGGGCGCGACCGGCGACGCTATCGGCAAAATTCAAACCGCAATGCCTGAGTTTATCGGCACTATTGCTAGCTATCGAATGCTCGGTGTGTCCATTCGTGAAGCAGAAGAGCTCGTCGAGAAGCGCAAGGCTATGGCTGGGGCGCAGGGAATTATAAACGGCGGAGGAGGAGCATAATATGGCAGGCGTAACAACAACCCCACCAATCACACCTCCGAACGCTTACGCGAACGCTGAGGATCTAACGAACTTCTGGAAAGACCCGGGCGATACCGCTCGCGCAAATTATTTACTCAAGCTCGCAAGTAACCGCCTCCGGCTTATTGCCGAGGATAGTGGCATCGACCTCGACGACAAGGCAAACAACAGCCCCGCATACTTCGACACGCTCCAATGGGTAGTCATGGAGTCTACTAAGCGCGCCCTGCAAGCGCCACTCGACAGCCAGCCTGCCGAGAGCTTCCAGCAAACGGCTGGTCCGTATAGCGAAAATATCAAATATACCAATCCAACTGGCGACCTATGGTTCAAGAAGTCGGAGCTTTCAGCTATTGGCTTAAACGGTAACCCACAGCTCTACAGTATTAGTACGTCGCGCACAGATATATACGGATCATAATTTAATTTGAAAGTGGAAACAAACATGGAGACTTCTAACCAAGAGCCACCAAAGACAAATGAAGCGATGGGCGTGCATATCGTCTATATTAGCAAGGCAATCTCTGAAATAAAGTCCACCCTCAAAGAAATACAGGTCGACGCGGTCGGTCGGGTGGAATATGATGAACACGTATTATGGGGAAAGGACGCTGTAAAAGACCTTGATAAACGTGTCAGTACCCTCGAGGATGATCGCATGCTCGATGATAATAGCCTGGGAGCAAAAATTAAGAAAGCGCTCACAGATAAAGCAGTCACAATAATCGTTATCCTAATAGTGGTCATTATCCTGATGGCTATCTCAAAGCTCGGCAACTCCGACTTATTTGAATTGTTTGTAAAATAGTGCTTGTGTTATAATCCTAAGTAAGCAGAGCTTCTCAAATTGAGTAGTTGTGCCGACAACCTCAGAGGACAATTACCATGAATGACTCCAGTAAAGTCTCGTTCGGTAAACCAAAAGCCACCGGTGCGCTATTCGTAGCTCCAGCCGGGACTACTCTCCCAACTAACGCGAGTGCTTCACTCGACGCAGCCTTCAAGGGTCTGGGTTACGTTAGCGAAGAGGGGTTGGTCAACAACACCGAGACAGACGTAGAGGACACATTTGCATGGGGTGGCGACAATGTTTTGTCGGGTCAAACCACTTATGCGGAAATGTTCACGTTCAATCTCATCGAAACCAACGTTGAGACTGCGAAGTTGTACTATGGTGAGGATAATGTCACTGTTGTTGGCGACAGCATTACGATCAAGGCGAACGGCAAGCCGCTCCCTGAAATCGTATTTGTTGCTGAACTTGTTATGACTGGCGGACGCGTAAAGCGTATCGTTGTCGAACGAGGTCAGATCGTCGACCGCAGTGGCGAGATTACCTATGTTGACGGTGAGCCTATCGCGTATCCAATCACGCTTAAGGCATACCCTGACGGCGATGGTAATACCCACACCGAGTACATTGCTGTCGTTGCTTCTTAAGCAGCGTTGACGGCAGAAAGCGCCCTCCGGGGCGTTTTTTGTATGTTATAATCGAAGCACTAAGTAAGAATGGAGATGTATAAAGCTATGGCTGAAACAGAAGAAAAAAAGAGCACCATCAGTGAAGTAACCGTTGACGGGTATACCTTCAAAGTCGACACCGACCTTATGGACGACGTCGAGGCGTTTGAGTATATCGACCGTATTGAAAACAAAGGGCAGGTAGCCGCTATCGTGCCACTCCTGACGTTTATGATCGGCGCGCCCGGCTATGCAAAAATGAAGGCATATTACTCCGAGAAGGATGCCAAAGACCACGCCGAAGAGCTGAAGGCTGCAGGCGAAAAAGCCGATCCAGATTACAAGGGTCGCTTCCGTATGAAGAAACTCCAGGAAGTTTACCTGGCAATTATTGAGAAATTCAACCCAAAAGACTAGCGCTTCTCAAGATACGTCGGGAGTATTTTGACGAACTAGAGGCGGACTTCCAACAATATTACAACCTGGACGTCGCGCTAATCGACCCGAACAAAGCAGCGCGGTTACTCTTTCAGTTGCCGCGCAACTCCCGGGTGTTCATCAAATACCAACCGGCGCTGCAGTGGGACTGGTCCGAAGTGCTGCAGAACAAGATGGTGTACTACCTGGAGACGCTCGTGTGGCAGAAGGGATACGACCCAAAAAAGAAAGCCCAGCACATGGCGCGCCGTCCTAAGCTATTCAGACCGGACTTCATGCCACAGGTATCGGCAGAGGGCGAGATTAGCAAGGGCGCTGAGGTACATACTACCGACGAAATCGACGCAATACTTGCAAAACGCCGCGTATAAAAAATGTATACACCTGCTATAATTGGCTCATAACGCATCAATTTCGGTTGGTGCGTTTGCCATTTATCGCCCATTTATCGCCCCACAAGTTCTATTTTTGTTCGCTCCCCCGCTCCGCTTGGGTCGCAATAAAATTGACAGGTCAGCAACTCCACCCCTATAAAATAGAGGGGCGGGGGGTGAGTAGGGGAGAGCGCCCTCGCGTGCGCTATACTATAAGCATGAGTAGTGATGTATCGTTCCAACTCGACACTGACGCCGCCGCAGAAATACTGACGACGATGGTCGCTCCAGTGATCAAACAATCGGCGGAGGCTATCGCAGCTCGCGCCCGGTCAATGGCTGGGAGTATGAGCAGCGACCCGCCGGAAATTGCAGTTACAACGGCTGTCGGCGTAAACAAGGGCGGTCGTGGGCAACGTGCCATTGCTACAATCACTGCCACAGGCAAGGACGCTCACGCTAATTACATCGGACACCAAGCGCTCTCAAAAGCAAAAGATGCTGGGCGCGTCTGATACTCCTTTATGTTATAATTTACAATATCAATACAACACGCCAACGGTTGCGGTAAAACTGGCTTAACTAAAGGGTAAAAGCAACCAAAATGGCAGACATCGGTTCAGCAACAGTCAGGGTAACGCCGAACATGACCGGCATCCAGAGCAAAATTGCTGCTGGTTTTAAAGGCTCTGCTGGTCCGGCGACCGCCGCTCTCGGCGACGAAGTAGAAAAGAACTCTGGTCCGTTTCAAGCAGCCCTCGGAAAGCTCGGCGGTTTTGCTAAGGCTGGCGGCATCGCTATTGCCGCTGGTATGGCTGCAGGAGCGGCTGGGCTAGCCACACTGACTACAAAGGCGTTGCAGTCCGGCGCGGAGCTTGAACAGCAACTGGGAGGCGCTGAGGCGGTATTCGGAGAGTATGCTGCGCAGATTAAAGCGAAAGCCGACGATGCGTATACCAATGCCGGTCTAAGTCAAAGTGAGTTTTTGCAGGGCGCTAACAAAATGGGGTCACTATTCCAGGGCGCTGGCTTAAGCGTTCAGCAGTCTATGCAATTATCTGCCGACTCAATGCAACGCGCCTCTGACGTTGCCTCTATTATGGGTATCGATACTACTGCCGCTCTCGAAGCGGTGACCGGCGCTGCTAAGGGTAATTACACCATGATGGATAACCTGGGTGTAAAAATGAACGACAGCACCCTTAACGCTTATGCGCTAAAAAATGGTATCAACAAAACGACCCAGTCCATGACCGAGCAAGAAAAGGCTTTGCTGGCTAACCAGATATTCATGGAGCAAACTGCCAAATACGCCGGAAACTATGCAAAAGAGAACGACACCCTGGCTGGTAGCATAAACACCACTAAAAAGGCGTTTGAGGACTTCATGTCGACCGGCAACGTGACCGGCTTCGTAAATAGCCTTGTAAATACTATCAAGATCGCCGTTCCGCAGATTATCTCGCTACTGCCTAAGCTAGTCGACGGCATCGTTCAAATCGTACAAGCTATCGTCCCGGCGCTGGCTTCAGCACTACCAACACTCATCCCTGCCCTAATTAACGCTGTGGTGAGCCTCATACAGGCTCTAGTAGCTGCAATGCCAACAATCATCCAAGCATTGCTCGCGGCGCTTCCACTGCTCATAGACGGCTTTATACAGCTATTCTTGGCAATTGTGCTGGCGCTGCCTGAAATCGTCACAATGATCGCAAACGCACTACCGACCATCATAGACGCCATTGTTACCGGTCTTACAAAGCCGGAGGCGCTCAACGCGGTAATTATGGGCGCTGTGCAGCTCTACCTCGCGATCATAAAGGCACTGCCTATAATCATCGTGGCGCTGGTAAACGCCCTCCCGACTATAATCTCGAACATCGTCAAAACGCTCACCAGCACGCAGTTCATCAATATGATGATCAACGCGAGCATCCAGCTATTTATGGCGATTATCAAGGCTATCCCGCAGGTGCTTGGTAGCATCCTCGGTGCGGTCGGTAAAATACTCAGTGGCATCGGGCAAATACTATCGCCAAGCAATCTGGCGCGAATTGGTGGCGACCTCGTAAAGGGTCTGTGGAACGGTATTAGCGACTTGACCGGCTGGGTACTCGGCAAAATTAAAGGCTTCGGTAAAAGCGTCATGGACGGCATTAAAGGGTTCTTCGGTATCCACTCGCCATCGACCGAGTGGGCATGGGTCGGAAAAATGGACGTCATGGGCTTGGCAAAGGGTATCACGGACAACGCCGGTCTGGTAACGAAAGCCGTCGACAAGCTCGCCACCGACGCTATGTCCGGCATGACAATCGCACCGGCGATGGCTGGTATGAACGTAACGCCTGTCGACCCAGCGAGCGCCACCAGCGCGGGTGTTGCAGCGAAGGACGGAATAACGCAAACTAATAACATCTACAACCAGGTGGATCTCGACAAAGTAAGCCGAGAGCTGGCGTGGCAAGTAAGGCGATAATATGAATATACTATTAAACGAAGCAGTAACACTCAGCGCCGACCCCAACGGTGGCAATTTCATTATTAAAAAGGTGACCGGGCTTGGTCCGGCTGATATTCGCACCTCGAGCTTCCTATACAGTGGTCGGTCCGGTGGATTAGTAACCGACCAGCAGTCAGGCTTCCGCATGGTAAGCATCGAAGGCAAGATCGGCGAGATTGGCGGCAACCGAGTCGACCACGCCGCAGACCGGCAGGCACTCCTTGCCGCACTTCCTATTGGCACAAAAATACCGGTGTATATAACAAACTTTGCCGGCGAGCAATTCCGCATCGATGCAAACGTTACTGACGCAAAGGTCGAATATAGCCAGGGCGGTTATACCAGCGACTATATGATCCAGCTTACTGCAGGCGACCCACTATTTTACAGCGTTGCTGGCGGGGACGAGCAGTCTGCAACCGTCAACCGCACCGTCGACAATGGTGGCTATGTTACGCCTTACATCCTGCCGGTTGAATGGGACAGCGGCGGCGCTCCTACTATCGTCACGAACAGCGGCAACGCAATTGTCTATCCTACAATCACGATTTACGATACAACCCACGACCCAATCCTAACCAACCAGGCGACCGGCGAGCAGTTCGCTATGAGTATCAATACCAATACCGGCGACGAGCTGGTAATCGATATGCTCAACCGCACAGTAAAACTCAATGGTTCGGACGTCATCGGCAATAAAGTCGACGGCAGTGTATGGTTCGGACTCCTGGTCGGCAATAATGCCATCCGCTTCGACACCGATACTGTAGACGACGACGGCTACGCAGAGGTTGTATGGCGTAACGGCGTGACGGGGATCTAACCCATGACACCACAACTAAAATACGAATTTGAGCTATGGATCAATGGTGTAATGGTCGCTGACATTAGCAAACTCGCCACCGCTCGCAGCTATAAAATCAAACGCAACGACAGCGAAGAACTCGTCTTTACTCTTGATGTAAAAGCCTATGAGGCTCACTGTGTGGCTGCCGGGCGCGACCCAGAGGCTACGCTCGTGCCATACGTGACTGACGTCCGCGTAAAGCGTGAGGGCGGCTATTTATTCGGTACGCAAGTAGTAGACATCAATTACACCTTTAATGAGGGTGGCGCTAGTATGGTCGTAAAATGTAACGGCTTCCTGGATCTATTCCGCGACCGGTACATCACAAAAAGCTATACGACCGAGGAGGCGACGGAAATTGCCCGGGATATGCTCGACGAAACACAGGTGGTATACGGCGACTTTGGCGTAAATAATGGTCCGGAGCAATTCAATACCGGCACAGACCGCGACCGCAACTATATCGACCAAAATATCAAAGACGCCCTTATGAACCTAACCGAACTCATAGACGGAAAGTTTGACTTTGCTTTCACGCACGACCGCAAATTCAACACCTACGAGCTGCAGGGTACATATCGACCAAACAACCGGCTAACGTATCCGTACAATATTAAAAGCATCAGCACGCCAAAAACAGCGCTCAACCTATTCAACTACACCATCGGGCTTGGCTCTGGGTTCGGTGAGGAAACGGTGCGCTCTGAAGGCGGCGCTGCGCAAGATACCGACAGCCGGTTAAACTACGGCACTCGGATGCGTATTGTCAGCTTTAACTCTATTGAGAACCAGACTGTACTCGACCAAAATACCGCAGCAGAAAACAGCCGAACAAAAGATTTACTCATTTTGCCGAAACTGACAGTGTCCGGCGAGTTCCTGGACTTGAGCACCGTATGGGTCGGCGATCGTATACCTGTCGAGGTGCAGGGACACCCGAGCCTGCCACTTAATGACATTTATCGTATCGAGCAAATCGACGTTACTCTCGACGAAAACGACGCCGAGGATATTGCGCTGACAGTCGACAACTACGGCTTCACGCAGGAGGTGTAATGAGCCGACTTGGATTAGTATCAGAACTGGCATTTGCGGAGGACTTCAAACAACTGCGCCGGGACGTTGAGGCTATAAAAAACGCCCAGCGAGTGGGGCGCGACATCCTAAAGCCTAAAATTATCGAGTGCCTGGATGGTAGCGGCAACCCGACTGTATACGACCTGGTGACCGTTCCTGTGCCGAACGGCTTCGGTGGCTATACCAACCGCGCCCACTTCGTGGCTCGCTTTACTGCAGCTCACCAGTACAATCCCTGGGGCGCTCCGCTCTATAAGCTAATGTTCGGCAGTCCATCCACACCAGCAACGCCCGGGCAGACGTATGGTTTTACTTATCCATACCTCGACGACTTCCTGGGCGTTCCAGGCAAGGTGAGCTATTGGGGTTACTTCGGCAATAACGACTTTGCGAGCGCTGTGCCTATTTACATAAAGGTCTATTTTTACGCCACTGACACCGGCACGCTAGCAGTAACTGCGGAGAGCATACCATAATGAAGCCTGACGGTTACCACAACCAGCTCGGTACAGAATTAAAGAGCATAGAGGATCAGATCCGCGAACTCAAAAAGCGCCAGCCAAATGGTACAGATACTGTGCAGACCTATGCAAACAAAAACTCTGCATGGGATATTGACTGGACGCCAACCTGGTCCTACACTCCCGGCTCGAGCCGAGCTTTGAATAAAGCGGTAATATTTGACGCCGACGAGCAGGATGCACCAATTAGCTCCATGCGCTATGAGATACTGGTAAACAACACGTATTGGTATACTATCGGCTCGTTCGACGCGCCTTTTATGGGCTTGGTGGCTGTAAACGGCTATGTACACGACTACTTCTTATCGTATGCCGGTCTAGTGCCAACTCCAAAAAAGGACGGTTGGTATTTCAACGTTACTGCCTATGCTAGTGGCACAAACGTGAAGGTTCGCTTTATGATTGATAGTACCGACACCGGAACAATAACTGTACAGGACATAGCATAATGCCTAGCCGACAAGACCTCCTCAACCTCCAGCAACGCGTCAAAGCCGCTATTGCTACGCTTGCCGAAATGAAACGCACCCCGCAGCCTATGGCGGGCGACAGTTGGGTATATTACCGACGTATGATTGCTCCGGCTTGGGACTTAGAGCTACATGGCATTACTAGCTCGAGCTTCGTAAAAGTATACAAAGTGACTTATGGGGTGGCTCGTCCATATACCGGCTTTGCTTTGCCGTTCGTTGAGGTGGACTGGGACACCCCCGCGCAAGATATGTCGTATGCCTGGTCGCCAGTCCGGGATGATCCGTATAGTTGGTGGCTGCGTGTCAACCACGTAACGTACAACAGCACCTCAGCCGGTATTATGATCAGGTTTAATATATTTGCCCCTCAGACTGGTATAATAACTGTAACGGAAATACCATAGTTATGATAAAATTAAAAGCAGATAAGGATATTCGAATATGAGCTTAGGAACTAGCAACAGAGACGGCGGTAAAACAAGCGAAAGCGGTCATCTTCGAGCGCTCTCTAAAATCGTATCCGGCGACATCATTACCGGACTAAACGCAGTCCAACGTGCTGCAGGCGTGAATATGAGCGTCGACGTACAAGTCGGCGATGCATTTGTGCGCCGCTCTGACAATACTTACGCGCATCCGGTATTTAATGACGCGGTATATAACCAGGTAATTAGCGCTGCTGACGGCTCAAACCCTCGCCGCGATATTGTTGTAATTTATGTTGATTATGGTCAAACACCAAGTACTGCAGTAAGCAATAACACAAACGGTGTCGTAAAAATCAAAGTCGTAAACGGTACACCAGCCGGAAGCCCTGTTGATCCAAGCGGCGCGGCTATTCAAGCGTCTGTTGGCGCAGGCAACCCATACAGCATACTCGCACGTGTCCGCGTCCCTGCCGGACAGACATCAATCAGCAACTCGCTTATAGATGATTTACGGAGTATGACTACAGCTAATATTACTAATGCCACAATCACTAACGCTAAGTTATCGACAGCCGCAGGTGAATTAGGTGGTGAATGGGCTGCATACTCACCGATATCTAGCGGTTTTTCAGCAATAACAAAGAACGTCGGCAGATACTTACAAGTTGGTAAAGTCACGCACCTTTTTTTGGATACAACAGGTACAAGTAATTCAGGGTATATAGGCTTGGAACTACCATATCCACCAAAAAGCACTGCTTTTATACCAGCGAGAGTACTAAGCGGCGGCGTTATCCCAGATAGCCCAGGTATGATAGAGATTATTGCTGGTTCGACTGCGGCGGTTGTTTATAGGTCTTTTTCAGGAGGAACTTTTGTTGCGAGCGGCACAAAAGCTCTTCACCCGATAACAATAGTGTACGAAGCAGCATAAAACAAAAAGGAGCATAATAATCTATGGACACCGCGCTGCCTCGTAAACAAAAGTGGAACAAAACAGAATGGGCAGCCACGCGTAAACGTGTGCCGGTAACGTTAGAGGAGTAACTATGGATATCGGATTGCCCCTAAAGCAAAAGATAAACGGTACGGAATGGGCTGCTGCTCGTCAACGTGCCATAAACAGCAAAGACCCAGTATGCGCGATATGCCACAAGTTTATTGACGTAACCCTTCCAATGAAAGACCCGGAGACTGGCGAGTGGAACGGACTCGCGGTGGAGGTGGATCATAAAGTACCCCGCGCTCGTGGTGGTCCGATGTACGAGCTCGACAACCTCCAGCTTTCTCATAGCGCCTGCAACCGTAAAAAGGGTGCTCGCATGGACTCTGATTACGACGCTAATACTGTTGTCAATCCATTTCCACATTCAAATGCATGGTAATTAAAGGCGTGTTATAATTAAAATACTAACGAATAGGAGTATCGCCATGTCTGATCAAGAGCAAACACCAACCCAGCAATTAAAAGAAAACGAAGTGTTACCAGCGGAAATCCACGAGGACGAGTTGCAACACATGGGCAAAGGGGAGGAGCAATAATATGGGCTACAATCTACGCCAAAACCCAGCTCACCCTAATAACTTTACTCCAGGTCGTCAGGGTGCGACCGTAAATAAGATCGTCGTTCATCATGCCGCAACGACTGACTTCGATGGTATCGCTCGGACATTCCAAAACCCGAACCGCGCCGCTTCAGCGCACTATGGTGTTGGTCGTAATCAAAACGTCGACCAGTATGTCCAGGAAGATAACATCGCCTGGCACTGTGGTAACTGGGATGGCAACAAGTCCTCTATTGGTATTGAAAACGTAAACAAAACTGGCGGTCCGGACTGGCTAATTGATGATGCCACCTTTAATACCCTGGTTGAGCTTTGTAAAGACATTGCTAACCGAAATGGTTTCGGTCAATTAGTAGTTGGTAAAAACCTATTCGGTCACAAAGACTTTATGGCTACTGCTTGCCCTGGACAGCTATATGGTCGTCTACAACAGCTTGCCGACGCAGTAAACAGTGCTGCCGGTGGCGGTGCAAATCCAGTACCAACACCGTCGCGCCGATCTAACGAGCAAATTGCCACCGAAGTATTGGCAGGCGCTTGGGGTAATAACCCTGAACGTAAAAACCGTCTCGAGGCACAGGGATATGACTACGGTGCTATTCAGGCTATCGTAAACGGTCGTGTGGGCGGCGGAGCACCTGCGCCAGCACCAGCTCGACCGAGTAACGATGAAATTGCAAACCAGGTACTCGCCGGAGCATGGGGCAACAATCCATCACGTCAGCAACGTCTGCAGGCTGCAGGCTATGATTACGGCGCTATCCAAGCACTCGTCAATCAAAAGCTCGGCGGAGGCGCTAGCGCCCCTGCTCGCAAGTCTGACGAGCAAGTAGCGAACGAGATAATCGCCGGAGTTGGTGGCTGGGGAAATAACCCACAGCGTGCTGAAAAGCTCCGCGCCGCTGGCTACGATGCTGGCTCGGTCCAGTCAATCATTAACCGTAAACTAGGATTCTAAAAATATGTTTGTATTTACCCTCGACCCAGCATTAGTAGTTCAGCTCGTATTGGCTGTGGTATTACCTATACTAGTCGGACTCGTAACAACCCGCGTTACTAAAGGCTCAATCAAAGCGTGGCTACTAGCCGGGCTGACGTTGGTAACCGCGCTATTGACCCAGCTTGGCGCTGCAATAGCCGCACAGACGGCGTTTGACGTTGGTTTGGCACTAATTAGCGTTATACCTGCCTTTGCCATCTCAGTGGCGACGTACTACGGTCTGTGGAAGCCAACCGGCATCGGGCAAGCAGCGCAAGATGTACATACCACTACTCTTGTAAAATAAACATTCGGTTAAATCAAAAGAGCGCCCCTCGCCTCGGCGCTCTTTTTTATTGGTCAGTGTTTGTTTTATCCACTGAATACATTTATTGTACAGCGGGCGGTTTTATATAGTCAAGCGACTTGCTGCCTTTCTCGGAGTTGCAGAAATAGCACGCGGGTTTCAGGTTGTCGAGATTAAAGCGCAGGCTCGGGTCGCGTGACCGGCTGACAACATGATCCAGCGTAAGCTTGTTTATATCGATACGCACCGGACACCAGGGATGGATGCGCAAATAGCATTCCCAGTACTGCCCCTCTATTGGCGGCGGGTTCTTTCGTATCCATGTGGCGCGGGTAAGAAACCACTGCTTGGTAGTTTTACCAACTTTGTTTATTGGCTTTGTTGAGCGCCGCAGCGCCACTCGTTTGATTGCTTTCTTGGGGTTGGCTGGACACATATACGGGAAATGACCCATCTGCTTGCAGTGTCTGCAGGGCTTTTTTGGAAATCTGTCCATGTGAGTAAAATGCCTCCATTCGTTTGCTCTAATTGTAACACTTGCGTTTATGTTACAATTACTACATAAACCAGAATGCATACGGGAACTACCCGGAGAAAAAGGAGAAGGCATCATGGCTAAGTCAAATACAGAGGTACAGCCTAAAGTAATCAGTGAGGATAAAATCGTCCCGATCGATACGTTGGTCGCGAATGACATCAACCCTCGTAAGATACATCAAAAGCAATTCGAGGCATTGAAAAAATCACTGCAGGAATTCCCGGAGATGAAGCAACTGCGCATGATCGTGGTTGACGAGAACATGAAAATACTGGGAGGGCATCAGCGTATCTACGCGCTGAAAGAGCTCGGCTATACAGACGTCGAGGTCAAGCAGGTATTTGGCTTAACCGAAAAACAAAAACGCGAATTCATCATCAAAGACAACACCGCATCTGGTGAGTGGGACACTGACATACTCGCAAACAACTGGGAAATGGACGAGCTCGAGGGTTGGGGTCTCACGAACTTTAACTTTGGCGACGTCGATAAAGAGCCAAAAGAACCGGCATCAAAAGACGACCAGAGTAAAACGCACATCTGCCCGAACTGCGACTTTGAGTTTGAAGATTAGAATATCTTAATACTCCTTGTGCTTTATATCATCGTTACGGTATAGTTAAACTTATGAATTGTAAAAAATGTAATCTTATGCCAATCTTCACAAAAAAAAGCGGACTGTGCGCTCGTTGTTATAACTATGCCAGTGGGCGCAGTAAGTTTGAGGATAGGCAAAAAGCACCCTATGGTTCTCAGAAAGGACACCCCCTGCTACGCTCGTACAGGAAAATGCTTGACAGGTGTTACTCAAAAAACTGTACAGCGTATCCGAATTATGGAGGCAGAGGTATTAGGGTACACCCGCGCTGGCGTGGGGTAAGTGGTTTTACTAACTTCGTGAGCGATATGGGAGAGAGACCAGAGAAAACGTCGCTTGATCGCAAAGATAATAACGCTGACTACTCGTATGAAAATTGTCGTTGGTCTAGTAAAAGCGAGCAAGCACGAAACCGACGCACGAACCGAATTATAACCGCGTTCGGCAGGAGCCAGCTTCTTGTCGACTGGGTTGCTGATACAGGTATCAAACGAGAGACAATTATGATGAGACTCAAGCTGGGGTGGACACCAGAGCGAGCTTTATCTTTGCCGCCTAAAAAGACAGGGAGGAAATACTGATGGCTAGGCACTACGGAGTGCCATACATGGGCAGTAAGCAGAAATTGGTTGATAAAATAGTACCGTTTATCATGAAGCGCCACCCCGACGCTGATTCGTTTTATGATTTATTTGGTGGTGGTGGTAGCGTGTCTCTATACGCAGTTCGAAAGTATCCTCAGCTCAAGGTTGTATATAACGAGCGCTCAAAAGCAATAAGCGCTCTCATGCAGCACCTCCGCGAAGGCGGCGAGATACCGACAGGCTTCGTTACTAGGGCTGAATTTAAAGCAAGGTTCGAGGATGACAATTGGTATGCCGGTCTACTTCAGTGTGCCTGGACCTTTGGCAATAATCAGAAAAGATATTTATACGGCGTGCCAATACAGGATTTTAAAGAGGCTCTGACCGAGTTGGCTATGACTGGAAGGGGTGATATTGAGTGGCTTGAAAAGACTGCAGATGATTTTAATAAGAGAGACTACGGTAAAAGCGTCCAGACCAAAATATATCTAGACTCTAATCGATACTCTACCTCATATCAACGCCGAATTGTATTAGCTAGACAAATATCCAAAGTGGGTGCTCTCCAGCACCTAGCAAGGCTAGAGCGTTTGTTGCAAATAGAAAAAATGCCAGAGATTAAAAACTTAAATATCAGTGCCGGCATGAGCTATGATGAAGTTCCGATCACTGGCAATAAAAGTATTATCTACTGTGATCCGCCGTATGAAGCAACCGAGGAATATCGAGAAGGAGGCTTTGAGCATAAAACATTTTACGATTGGTGCATGGAGCAGAAAGCGCCGGTGTATATCAGCAGCTACGATGTAAAAGATAAAAGACTGAAATTGGTGAAGTCGATCAAAACCCGCTCTCTACTAAATTCATCCGGTAGTAAAAAGGTTAGATATAATTACGAGAATATCTATTGGAATGGCGTGGAGTAGCGAATGCCTGCCCCCAAAGACCAGAAACCAAAAGACCCAGTCGAAGCGGCACACGAGGAGTGGTTTTTTGCGCTTGATCCTAAATATGTCGTCCAGCTGATGACGGAGTGGAACGAGCAAAATCTAAACATCGTCATCAAAAACAAAAAGGATTACGACGCCTGGTTCAATTACTTCCGAAAAATGCCGACCAGCCATATCCGAATGCTAGTCGCCACCGGGCAGGACATACTCGACGCCGAGGCATACTCCGCACTCCGTATGTGGGCTGACATCATTAGCAACCCGGCACGTATGAATAAAGTCCACCAGACCGGGCTATCGAAAAAGGGCAGCAAAAAGAACTCAATACTTGCGCTGGCGCAGTCTAACGACCGCCTGGCGGTTCTAAAGGCGACTCGGGATAAGATTGCCGAAAAACTCGACAAAGGCGCAGGCAGCCGCGATACGGCGCTCCTGACGCGGGAAATGACGGAGATCATGACCCAGATTGCTGATTACGAAAAACGACTCGGTCCGAAAGCCGACACCCCGCTCGGAGCGTTGTTTGCCGATATGCCGGAGGCAGCGGGCAAGCGCGAAAAGAATGCTGGCGCTCGCAACACTAGTTACCGGGCGAGAGTAACAATTGACGATCTAAACCAACCACCCGAGGAGGCTGAGTAATGGCAAATTCAAAAATGAAACGATACGGCAACCAGACTCCGCGCATCGATGTATACGAGAACGGTGATATTTGGCTAGCCGATAAAACAATACGTCTCTGGGAGAGCTATGGCGGCAAGTTACTGCCCTGGCAAAAAAACGTGCTCTATCGCTGGATGGCTCTGAACGAGGACGGCACGTGGGCAAACCCGGACTGTGGACTCGAAGTGCCGCGCCAAAACGGAAAGACCGAGTTGTTCCTGGTCCGGATCATCGGCGGCATGGTATTTTTGCACGAGGCATTGATTTACACCGCGCAAAGCGACAATACGGTGGCAACAATCAAAACTCGTCTGCAGCGATTCTTTTATGATGCCAAGGACGAGATCCGCAATATGCTTACTGACGAGTTTGATAAAGAGCCAAAGTCGCTCGACTACGTGGAGCTTCGCAACCGGGGACGAGTAGTATTTCGAACCCGAACGCGTACAAACGGTCTGGGTGCTACAAACGATACACTACTAATCGACGAAGCCCAGGAAGAAACCGACGCGCAGAACGAGGCGCTATTGCCTACCATCTCAGCCGGTAAAAACCAAAACCAGCAAACTATTCGCGCCGGTACTCCGCCGAGCGGTGGTGGCTCTGGTACTGTGTTCATTCGTAAGCGCCGGAACGTACTCGAGGGCAAAGTTACCGACGTATGTTGGCAGGAGTGGAGTGTGGAAAATATTACCGACCCTGCCGACGTGGATGCTTGGTATGCTGCAAACCCGAGCCTCGGATACCACCTGCTTTTATCTGCAGTTAAAAAAGAAGCCGGGGAAATGGCGATTGACTCATTCAACAAGATGCGCCTGGGTTGGATCGCGGGCGTGGAGAGCCAGCGTGCCTTTACGGACGATCAATGGTTGCCATTAGCCACTGAGAGCGTCGTGTTGCCCGAAAACGCGCCGTTTGTATACAGTATCAAGTTTGCACCCGACGGCAGCGCTACGACGCTGTGTGTGGGCGTGCTGATGGATTATGGCATGGTGCATGTCGAAGTAATCGAGCGCAAGCCCCGGAGCGCCGGTATTAGCTGGATAACGCGCTGGCTATTCCAACAGAACCGCTGGCGGAGCGCCAAGAAGATAATCATCGACGGAGCGTCCGGCACGCAGTTACTAGTGGAGGAGCTGGTCCGGTCGGAGCGCCGCATTAGTAAAAAGATACTGACCCCGAACGTAAAAGAAGCCGGAGCAGCATACGCCGCCTTTAATGATGCAATAGAGAACAAATTAGTTACTCACTCCGATCAGCCGGGACTCAACGTATCAATGAAAACAGTGAAGCGCCGAGACATTGGGCGCGACGGAATGTACGGTTACGCGAGCATGAACCCAGATATACAGAGCGACCCGGTCGAAGCGGCGGCATTCGCGTGCTGGGGTGCTGTGCGCTTCAGTAAAGAAAAAACCAGCTCCGGTACTTCGCAGGAGATTATGCTATAACTCCCACTAGTCTGTACACCGGTGTTGTGCTACATTTAATGGTAGCCACTAGGGTAGTAAGACATCCTTGAGGTTAGAACTCCATTCGGCATATATAGCGACCCAGAAAGCGAAAGCTGCAGGGTCGTTTTGCTATCTGTAGAATTGATTTTTTAAGGCAGGTGTTATATTTTTAAACTATGCATTCAGTGGACCGTATAGATAAATGGAAAAATGAGCCCCCAGATATGGACGCTCTTAATCTTGAGTTTTTGTTCGACCCAGATCCGAACAGTCTATATGGTATTCCTATGCTTAAACCATGCAACACTATTCCATCTGGGCTGGTGCAGTTTGGAATAGGTAAAAAAATACTGGACGACATTAAACCAGAGGATAGAGTTGCGATGCATTTCTTCCTCGACGACTACAGATTTGAGAGAGTATGGAAAAACCCACTAAAGTACTCAGCGTACCCACTCAAGTCAGGTATTGCGCTAACCCCTGATTTTTCCATATGGAGCGACATGCCATTAGCACTACAAATATACAACACATACCGCAATAGGTTAATTGGTGCTTTGTGGCAGGCAATGGGAATAGATGTTATTCCAACAATATCCTGGACTCACCCCTTTAATGACCTTTGTCTTGATGGCGTCCCAAAACACTCAACGATTGCCATATCGCTTGTTGGAGTGTCGGATAAAGACCACAAGTATTTTATGCATGGGTTAAACAAAATATGCGAGAAGCTCGAACCACAAAACATAGTGTGTTATGGTTCGATTCATAAGAATAGGATGATATTTGGCTTAAAACCAAAAATCTATGAATTCCCGACTAGATGGGATATAATTGAGGCAAACAGGAGATAAGCATATGGGCGGTAGAAGCGGTGCAGGAAGTTCAACCAGGGCATACAAGAAAATGTCCTCTGGAGAGCGAAACAAATATTATGCTGGTTTAAGCACTGCTCTAAGGAAAGGTGCTTCTATTCGACAAGCGCGGTCAGAGGCAAAGGTTGCGGTTGGTAAGTACCGGGCTCAAAAGAACCGAAAACGTAAGTCATCTTAGTTACTTGTAAAAACCTATTCAATATCTCATTTATACATAGCTATTGACAATTATGCAATTTTAAGCTATCATGTATTCATGATCGACAAAATCAAAACCAAATACAAAACTTACACTCTCGGCGAATTTTTACCAATCTACTACGACGGGGCACTAGCCAATAAAAAACAGTTCCATCTATACAAGATTGGTAAGGCGCTCAACGCCGTAAACAGTGCTTTTGTAGGCTTTGTACGCTCCGCCTATAGCAGGTAAACGCCCCTGTTATTCTCACCATTTTATATACTATATAGATATTTCATGAAGAAATATTTTATATACTATATAGATACACCCGGTAATAAAGGGTAGTTTTGCACAATATCCACAGACTTATCCCCTGAGTAACCACAACCGCAGTTGCTCGTAAAAGCCCGCAATGGTATATTGGGCAGTACAGACGAAATGGAGGGAACAATGTCTTACACGGTTGGCGAAAAACGGCAGGCTACTATGCTCGCACGAATAGGGGAAGCATCAGAACTCATCGATAATATGGCGTATTTGCCCTTTTATAGAAGCATCCAGCTGAAGCTCGAAAAGAGCGGTCACGCCGAGGAGTGGGGTAAAATGATTGCAACTGCTAAGGAGAAAACAAACCCGAAGCACTACTTTGCTCGCCTCTGTAAAATGGTCAAAGACGGCAAGTACATATTCACGAAAGCGACCGAGGCTGTTAAGGAAATAGCCCAGCACACCCGCCTATACCTACACGACAAGCTCGTAAAGTTCGGATTCGGTAAATACCAGAAGTACTGGGTCAAAAAAGCAAACGAATTCATAAACGCCAATAGCCAGGCAGCATTCGAGGAATTGCTCGAGTATGCCAACCGCAAGGGAATATCGCAAAAGTACATGGCGACCGCACTCAAAAACTGCAAAGCGCCGAGCAAATACTACACCGAAAACGTACTCGGGAGCGCCAAGTAATGATAAAAGATATAATTTATGTACTACGAGTGATTATTCCGCAATGGCTAAAGAGGCAACTCCGGCTCAAGAAGCGCCGGAATAACAGCTGGAAGAGTTATTTCAATTTAACGCGCCGGTTTCATGAAATCAGCCAGGACAAGTGGGTTAACCGATGAACTGGCGGGGCTTTTTCAGCTTCAGGCGTAAACCCCAACCGGTCCAGCCTATAAATAAAAAGGTGATATTGCACCTGTGTGCCGACACCGGCTCGGACACGATGCCATACCAAAACGATCCGGAGTACGAAGTC